ATCTACCAATTCTCCTGATACCCCTACTGCTGAACCTAAATCTTTGGCTAAATCTTTTCCTAAATCTTTGATATTTTCCTGAGCTGCTTCGATTTCAGCTTTCTTCTTTAGAAGTTGCTCTTCAGTATCCAAACGCTCTAAGGCTACTGCAGATATCTTTCTCCCCATCGCAAGTTCGTTGGTAATGAATTCTTGTCTTTTAGATTGTATAGCTGATAAAGCATCGGCAGCAGAACTTTGCCCTTTCATGGAATTGAGAATTCCTTCCATCTTCTTTGAAGTAGATGCTGATAGCCCATCTATGGCTTTCATTTCATCTACAACGCCAATGGCGTAGGAACGCATTCCTTTCATGTATTCCGCTTGTTCTTTTGCTGATTTTTCTGCCATTTAATTTCCTTTTAAATCATTACAGATTCATAAAATCTTTTCTAAAATTTGGAATTTTATCCTCTGAACCATACTTTGCTTTAAGTATAGCTTTGAATTCCCCTTTTTTGGCTTTTAGTTTACCTGTTAATATTTTTTTAATTATATTATCTAAAAGGCCCTCTCTAAGTTGAGGATTTTCCAATGTTTCTTTTATTGTTAGTTTTGCCATTACATTCCCTTAATAGTTTTATTCGTTTATAAATATAGAAAAACCCAACAAATAGTTGGGTTCTTCATTATCTTCGTGATTTTGATTTAGCTTTTCTCATTTCTTTATCATTCATATCCTTCTCTTCCTGCTTAAATTCAATTATTTTACCGATGTAGAATGTACGAACCCATATCGGCATATTGTAAACATCCGTAAAATTGAATCCACCATTTCCATGATAGATGAGGTCAAAAATGTGAGAGTGTAAATGCTTTCTATAACTTTGATGAAGGCCAAAAAAAGGTAACGTCCATCGGCAGTAGCATTTCTCTCCTTTCCCCTGTTTCTTCTGAAACAAATTCATAATTTAAGTCCATATCTGGAACTACTTCGTTAATATAATTTCTTAAAGCTTGTGAATCTATTGCAAATAATTCATTATCTACAAAACTATTTATCAAAGAGGTATCAGATTCCCCATCTACTGAAAGAATCATATTCTTTAATCTTGTAGTTAGTTCTCTTGATGTAACATCTTTAAGTTTTCTTTGCTTTTTCTCTAAATCTTTAATTTGGTGTTTTACTTTTCTTTCTTTTGATTCTGTCATCGCCATAAAAGTAATTTTTCTCTTAGATTTAGGTAGTTCGTACTCAAACTCATTCTTATGTAATTCTGTTTGATTCTTTCCATCATAATCAGCTGCTTCGAATTGAGTTAAATCAATAACCTCTTCTTGCTTATTATCTGAAAATGGGTCTTGTATCTCTACTTTGTAATCTTTACCATATCCTAACACTCTAGCGGCAATCATAACTGCGTTTTTATCACCTGTAGTTAAATCTATGTATTTGATTGGAGCTCCCTCTCCATTTCCTATGATTAGTGATTGAAACAATCTATCTAATACTGAACCATCTTTTATGTAAGATTGGGTAGTAAGTATATCCTCTTCTTTAGCTGTCATATACTTCATTTCCACTTTACCTGATGCTAGAGGATTATCTTCAGGATATACTAATCCTTTAGATGGTAAATCTACTACTTCAGTTGGAAACTTATAATCGGATACTTGTTTAGTTGCATGTTGTTGCTTTGCAAGTTCCACCATTTCATCATTCGAAAGATTACTTTGGTATTCATCTGTTAATTTTTCTTTTGCCATAACGTTTCTCGTTTTAAAACTTTTTAATATTTGGTTAACCATATATAAATATGTAAATATAATTAATTAAACGAAAAAACCCCTACATTTCTGTAAGGGTTTCTCAATAGTCAATTTTTATTACAATCCGTATTTAGTATTGTAGTATTGCGTAATCGTATGTAAGTGTTAAATCTACAGTTGCTAAATCTTCACCAGTATAGTCCATATCTGAGAACTTTGCTGTTTGAATAAATGCTCCTTTAAGTGTCCACTCTTCTACTTTATCACCAACAGGACCCAAACTGTTAAATGTGATATCTTTTTTGTAGAAATCAGAGTAACCATCACGGCCTGTTACTGATTCGTGGTGTAATCTTACCCATTCCATAGCTGCTTGTGCTGCTGAAGGAACTACTGGGTCATATAGTGAAATTGTTAAATCACTCCACTCACTTCTACCTTTAACATATCTTCTAACGTTAACGTGGTCAATTGTAACCTTACCGTTTGTTATTTCTGGTCTGTTAGCGGCTTTTATTAAGTACGCTGGGATACCCTCAATGTACATAATAAATCTGTTCGACATCTTCGGTTCGAATGATGTGAACATTACTTCTGTTGGGTCTAATAGTTGTGCCATTTAGTTTTCTCCGTTATTCTTTCTTTAATATAAATATAGTTCTTTTGAAAAAATAATCAGCTCCCCTAAAATTATTTAGGGGAACTGTCATTTTAAATCATATACTATTCTGGAAATGCTGCTCCAGTTGGTAGTACGTTAAAGTCAAGAACTATGAATTCTGCTGTTTTTGCTGGTTGTAAGAAAATCTCACCAACCATAATGTTTCTATCTATCACATCTGGAGTGTTGTTGGTTTCATCCATTATCACTTTAAATGCGTATAAACCTTGTCTTTGTTGAATTGATTCTAAGTAAGGATTAACGATTGATAAAAATCTGTTTCTCGTTGCTGCTGTATTGTTTTCAAATATTAAGTAACGAGTAGATGATGCGATGAATTTCTTCACTGCGATTAACAATCTTCTTACATTGATTCTATCCAATGCCGATGGTTTAGCTTGTAATGTTTTCTGTCCAAATACAGTAACACCTTGACCAGGGAACGTAGCGATAGGATTCAATCTACCTTCGTAAAGTGCATCTCTCTCAACTCTCGTTAATCTTGTCTTAGCTTCAATTACTGAAGTTAATCCACCTCTGTTCAATCCAGCTGGTGCGAACCATTCAGCGGCTACTTGGTCGTTAAATGCTATAACGCCTGGAAGTACAACCGATGGCGGAACCCATACTGGTTTGTTTTTATCTGTATTAAGTATCTTAACCCAAGGATAGTAAGATGCAACATAGTTTGAATCAAATGCTTGAACAGCGTTAACTGCCGTAGATATTGAATCACTCCATGCTGAAGCATCCATAATAAAGAATGCATCTTGTCTATCTTCACACATATCTTTAGCAAATACTGATACTGCTGAGTGATATCTGTGAATGATACCTGGTAATACTAACATATTAATATCAAATTCATCAGGATTAGATACAGAGTTAATTGCTTTTCTATATGCTAATGTACCTGTTGCTGTATTTGATGAACAATCATACCCTTGTGTGTTTCCAGCTGAAATATCATTTCCTAAAGAAACAATTCTATTTGGTTTGAATCCATCAAAACCACCTTGAAATGGTACTAAGAACTTTCTTGAATTGATAGAGGTTTCTCCATCTTTTAATGATATAGAACCAGAATTAGCAGCCGTTGATGATGGGTAATTAGCTCCAGCATCTTGGTTGTTATCACCTAAATAGAATGCCGTACCTACTGATGCGTTATTACTATCTGGTGTTACTGATAAGAAGTTTCTGTTATCTGTTGTTACAAAATCAAAATCATATCCCCAAAATTTCTTAGGATTGTATGATTCGTTGATTGTTTGAGCAGATACATAAGAAGGACTTGGTATATCAAATTTGTTTCCAAACGGATTTTGTAATGCTGCAAATCCGAAAGGTACTAATGATTCATCGACACCACCATCTCTAACTGCGTTTGAAACCTCAACTCTAATATTTTCTGAATTGTTTGGATAATCACCATTAGTTGATAATTTTCCATCTGCATCTACAGTAATATACTTATCACCGATTACTCTAGCGATAAAGTTTGGTGAATCAGGATTTAAGTTAACTCCTTGAAATTGTTCAACTAAGTTAGGTCTGATATCTGAATCAACTACTCCTACAAATGGTGAGCCAACAATCTTATCTTGGTCAACTCTTCTTACTACTACAGTAAATGAACCATATTCAGAACCTGGTACTGAACCAGCTGGTTTAATATCTTGAATACCGATTTTAAATTCGTAGTTAGTTGCTGTACCATGTGATAATGTATGGAACTTAATTAAGTTAGTTGTGTTACCACCTACTTTTTGTGAAGTAATCCAAGGTGTATTTGCCTCAGAATATGCTTTTGTGTAATCTACATCTTTAACAACATCTAGCGATACTACTGGAATTTCACCTGCTTGAGCAAATGATGCTGATTGATATGTTTTAAAGTTTGATAATACATATCCTTTTTGAGCACCTCTTGCTGAAAATCCAAATGATTTTGTGAAGTAGTTATCATTTGATGGATTTAAAGAAGCACTAAAATTAGTGTTTGCAAACGTTGAACCTGATACTCCTAATGTAAACATTGATGCTGTTACACTAGCTGAACCGTTATGGTCTCCAATTGTACTGCTTTTAAATACATCAACATCAGATGTTACTTCTGAAGTTGGGTGTAGTACTGCTACTACCTTAGCACCATATGATGATGATACTGTTAATGCGATTGGGTTTTCAAGAGTGTATCCATCTTGTCCTAATACCCTAACGATTGTCGCAGTACCTGCATCTTCTAAATAAGCTTGTGCAGTATATGGTAGATATGAATCTAAAGTCAATCCACCGAATACTTGTTGAAACTCTTGAAAAGATGATACTGT